CGTCGATCCCAGCAAAAACGCCAGACTTGTCGGCGGCAAGCTCTTTGGCGTAGTCCCAGGCCCAAGATTTCCATGCCGGGTCTTTTGCGATTTGCACCAGGCGGTCGAGTTGCATCTTGTAGGCCAGTTTGTAGTCCATCAGGCCCGTCTCCAGACATTCTTTGGCGAGCAATGGCAGGATGGCGATTCCTGGCGCTTGTAACCGATGCTGCGGATCACCTTGGCCTTGCTGGCCGCAATGAACACGCCACCCCATGCGCGGCGATCTGGTGGCTTTGGCATCCCGCAATCCTCGGCCCAGGCCCTGACCTGTTCGGCCATAAATGCCTTGCCTGGGTTTTGCTTCATGAACAAAAGCATCATCACGCTGGCCTTGTCAAACCAGTCGCCGTGGATGCGCTGGGCGTGATTGACTGCGCGGGCGATACCGGTGTCTCGGTGTTGTTCAGCTTTCGTCATCAATGTCTCCGGTCAGTTTGAGGGCTTGGGTGATGATGTGCTCGGGGTATGGCTGGCCTTCGCGCACCTGGTCGAGGATTTGCATGGCTTGAAAATAGTTCATGCCTTCCTCAGCACTTGGTTGATTTGTTGGCGAATGTGCTCAGGCATCGGCGCGGCTTTTTTCAAGTCGGCCTCAATCTTGAGTAACGCTGGATCCGGGCCGGTGTGCAAAGGTGGCACGGTTGTCCTGGCAATGTCTGCGGCTTGTTGGGCAAATGATTGCTTTGCAGGTCTTGCGCTTCTGCACCAATTACGCCAAGTGGCCTCCCAATCCAACTTGGTCGCATCCTTGCCGCTTTTGGCCGTCCAATAGTCCTTGAATTTCTCAGCCTCAAGCCTGACCGTTGCGGCATCCCATACCATGGCCTCCAATGCCCACTCACCCCATGGCTTTGGAAGTTGCCAATCAGGTGAAAGCCTTTTTGCTTTGGCCTTGCCGACAGGCGGGGCGTCAACAATTGGTGTTGGTGTTGGTGTTGGTGTTGGTGTTGGTGTTGGTAGCTCAACATCCGTTGAGCGAACGTTCAACGACCGTTCAACGTTCGCTTTGCGAGCGTTAACCGACGCTTGAGCGGACGCTCTTGCCTTGGCCTGCTTGTCCTGCATTTTCTCAATTTCTTGATCGCATCTAGCGTGCCTCCAGCCGTCTTCGTCAAGCTGAAAAAACTCATTCAAGACATCGCGCACAGTGGTTGCATGGTCGCGCATTCTGATGATTCTGGCGACTTCGCTGGCGTCTTTTGGCAATGGGCCTTCACGCAAGTAATAGGCATCAAGGCATCGGCGGTAGGCCAAATCCTCAAGCAAGTCGAGGTGGCCGGTATGAGCGGAATAGTCGCCCAAATGGAATGGAAAGTAATTCACAAATTTTCCGTTCTCTGTCCTTCGCAAAAGAAACGCACGGCAGGCGGGAAGGCTCGCTTTTCGGTCAGGGGATCAGTCCCAACCTATCCGGGTTTCAAACAATTTTACATCAAGCGATGTATCTTCCGAGTTTTACCTTTGTGATTGTTGACCTGTTGACATTGAGCCGTCTTGATAAATCTACGACTTTCTCTCCATCTGCAATGCACTTCAAAATCATTTCAACATCATCGTTTGTAAATTTTTTGTTTGCTTGTGAAATTTTGTCTTTCCACGTTATTTTTCTTCCCTTCATTGCTGCGCTATGTTTTTTTCTTGTTTCATCGCTTGTGACGCGATTTGCCCTTGCAGCCTTGAGTTTTTCAATTGTCTTTGGACTGTGTTTTCTTCCAATCCATGTCTGCGCCATTTTTTTTCGCGTTTCTTCTGGAAGGTCATTGACACCATCTCCGCCAGATGTGTTGTTGACTAGCGGCCAATAATTCTTTTTTCCAAATGAAATCCAGTAACGCTCTGCGCTTTGCCAGTCACTGTCATTGTCAAGCTCTTGCAAAATTATTTGATGTGGACGCTTTCCGTCTGCCTTCAATTTTTGCAGCCAATGAGAGCGGTGGCAGTTTGATGCCTCATTCATATGATTGGAGAGTCTTTCCTTTGGACGTATTGACTTTCCAATGTATCGAATTTTGCAAGTATCAGGGTCAATGAGTGCATAGATAAATATCATGTGTACATTTTAGCACACATGATATTCACCAATCAAGCAAATAAGCCATGTTGTTCTTTTTGCGCATCCTCAATGTTTTTGCACGCAAGATCAAAATAGGATGGCTTTAGCTCTGTACCAATAAACCTGCGGCGCATTTTCAATGCAACATAACCTTCGCTGCCAATTCCAGTGAATGGGCTAAACACCAGGTCTCCAGGATTTGTCCATAGATGAATGCATCGTTCGATTACATCAAGCTGCAAAGGGCAAGCGTGCTTGAGATCATTTTCATCTCTAGCAGGCATCTTATTCAGCGTCTTTCCTTGCTCAATGTCATCCCAGATTGGGCTGGCGTACTTTTGCCACAGGTGGACGGGCAAGTCTTCGCCGTGCGTGACGCGCTCCTCAATCTCGCCGGGCTTGCGCATAGTCACGACGTAATCAGGCAGACCCATGCGGCTCATGGTGCTGTTTTCGCGGATGGTCTTGTGCAGCAGACCAAGCGCCTTTGTGCGCTGCATGGCGACGACTGGGTCTTTCCAAATGCAGACCTCAGAATGATAGATGAACCCGGCATCCTGAAATGCGCGGATCAAATCGCCACGAAAATCACGCAGGCCAATGAAGCCCTGGCGCATCTTTGTCGTAGGTAGGTTCATGCAATGAAATGAGACATTGCGGCCAGGCTTCAAGACCCGGAAAAGCTCGGAGATCAGGAACTTCAACTGCTCGACAAACTCATGATCGTTTTTGCAGTTGCCCATGTCGTGGTCGCTGTTTGAGTAAACAAAAAGATCAGCAAATGGTGGCGAGAAAACAGAATAGTCCACGCTGTTGTCTTTCATGCGGCGAGACCACTTCACACAGTCACCCAAATGGACGGTAAAGCCATCGCCGTTGAATGTGTCTTCGCGATATTCATCGACGATGTTCTCTTGTCCTGCGAGTTCTTTGTTCATAATGTCTTTCATGTGTTCGATCATGTTTGCACTCATCTCGTGATGTTGCACTTCTTTGCGTTTGAGGTTTGCCAGAATTTGGCCTTCGTTTTCTGCGGTGAACATATGCACCTGCACATTGCGCTTTTGGCCGAATCGGTAGCATCGGCGGACGGCCTGATAGAACTTCTCAAATGAGTCATCCAGGCCGACAAATGCCATGCGTGCGCAGTGCTGCCAATTCATGCCGAACCCACAAATTTTTGGCTTAGAAATCAGGACGCGCAATTCACCGCTGCTGAACTTCATCATTTGTTCGGCTTTGTATTCAGCCTTGTCGCTGCCTTGCACGTTGACAGATCCTTCAATCAATTCGGCCAGCAACTCGGCCTCGTCATTCAAGTGACACCAGATAAGCCATGGCTCGGATGTGTCTGCATTGACAACATCGGCAAGCGCCCTGCATCGTGCTTCAATGCTATCGCGCTGGGCCTTTCTGCGCTCGGTCATGGTCATGGCTGGGCGCGAGAACAAATCGCCTTCAATGGCCTCGGTTTGAATGACATGCTCGACGTATTCTGGCGCGGGCAAAATGTACTTACTGCCATCAAAGCCCAAGTCGGACGGATTGCGCAGCACCACAGCCCAAGATCCCATCCACTCCCAGAACTTGGATGCGCCCCATCCTTTGAGTCGCCAAGTGCCGGTGTCGCCGGTGTCGTTGACAAAATAAGTCGCCAGCATCTCGGTGCGTGTCATGACGCCCAAGAACTCGCACTGATTTCCAAGCTCCTCGAAGTCGTTGGGCGATGGCGTAGCCGTGCAACTCAAACGATAAGGCACACCCTGGGCCGATGTAATGATGTGTTGACGGGTCTTGCCGTCGTGGGCCTTCAGGATTGATGACTCATCCAGCACAAGGCCATGCAACTCGGCGAAGTCAATCGCATCCATGCGCTCGTAATTGGTGATCCAAACACCAGGCGAATCAATCACGCCAGAATGAGGAACGCGCTTGACCTCAATGCCAAACGTGGAGCCCTGCTCAATGGTCTGCTCAGACACGGCAAGCGGGGCCAGCACCAACACAGATCCGCCAGTGTGGCTTGCCACTTCATCAGCCCATGAAAGCTGCATCAGCGTTTTGCCAAGGCCTGTATCGGCAAAGATGGCGGCACGGCCACGGCGAACAGCCCAGCTAACGATGGCGTGCTGAAAGTCGAACAAATGCTCGTTCAGGTCGCCAGGTTGATGGCCGGTTGCCACTTCTTTGCGGCGCTTGGCTGCTACAAAATCTTCATATTCCATTTCTTGCTTTCAATAAAAAAGCCCTTGGTCGCACTCTCATCCTTCCGGAAGTTGGTCGAACCGGGAAGTACCGGCCAGAGTGCGCCCAAGGGCTTACTTCAAAATCCCGACCAAGGGATGTAATATTTTACCCAATCATTCGCATCGGCTCAAGGTTTATTTTCACCATCCCTCCGACATCGCCAGCAAAGGAAAAGCTCATTGTCCACTTGCTGTCGTCCACACCGCTGATCTCGGCCACTGCGTCGATGGCTTGCTTGATCCTGGCGATGCAGTTGTCCAGGTCGATCCGGCGCTTTGATGGAGGGTAGAAGATGATCGTGGCGTGCAGACGCGGTGCATCAATCCGGATCAGGCCTTGCTGCTTTGCGGTGATGTAGCAGGCCTGGCGGTAGGCTTTGGCTGCGCGGGCTTTGATTGCCCAGTGGCCGCGTGAATTTGGGCTTAGGTCTGGCGACGGCCATGGCAAAACAAGCTGAATCATGTGATTTCCTTCTGATCGGCAAATAGATCGCCCTGGCCGTTGCTTTCGGGCTTTGCGGGCTTGATGAATTTCAGCCGACTATTGCGCCACGACTTGGGCAGCAGCCCAGCCTTGGCCGCGCATTTCGGGCCGATGGATTCTCGGCCGATCATGACGAATGGCTTGGTGGGTCGGCCACAAAGGGCGCATATCGGCTTCATCGACTGCATTCCATGACAACATTTGGCTCGTACCAGTCCACAACAAACAAAACCCTTGCTCGTTTGTGGTTTGACGTCATAAACAGCACGGCACAAGACATGGCTTGCTCAGGGTTTTGGCACTCAATTGTCACTGTTTGCCATTTTTGATGGCCGCGCAACCGTACTTGCCCAATGTAATGGCCCTTTGGCGCGTGAATGTGTATGCGGTTCACGCTTACCATGGTGCCTCGCCTTGCTGTTCGCGCTTGGCTCGGGTTAATGCTTCGCACATATGATCTGCCTTGCCTTTCCTGATCGGATGACTTTTTTCACGTACTCAATAGCCTGCTCAAGCTGCTGCACGGTGACGGCCTCAAGCTGTGCGTCGTGGATGTCCATCGCAAGATTCAGTGCGGCCAGCTCCTGCGCCTTAAATACAAAGCGATCATCGCGCTCAACGCCTCTGGCGCAAAGGTCTTTTAGCGCGTCTTGGCCTGCGCGGATCTCGGCCTTGTAGTCTTCGCCAATGCCTCTCAGCGCCAGCGCCTCAGAAATGTTGGTGGCAGCGATCAAGATGTCCATGTCGTCGCGGGTAGCTTGGCCCTGTGCTGTCGCGGCCATTGCGCCGTGGTTTTTGATCTTGAGTGTCGCCAGTTCGTCTCCGCTGTCTGTCAATGGCTTGAGCCCGGACAAAACGTAATTCACAGCATCAGCCCTGATCGGCTTGGGTCGGTATGAACTGCGTTTTCTCATTCAAACCCCAATTCTTTTTTGAACGCAGACAAAGCCATCACCAACGCCTGGGCCTGGTCGTAGTCCATGCAGACATAGTTGTCTTGGTGCGTTGATGTGTACGATTTAAAATGGGCGATAAACCCGTTGCCGGTGTCTTTCAGTTCGCAGCGCATTTTGCCTTTGATGGCGTAGCCTTGACCGGCAATGACAATCGAATTCTCGCCATCGCGAAAAACATGATCCTCAAGGCCTTCGCAGATAAATGTTTGATTGCTCATAAGCCCGCCCATGGATTGTTTGTGTAGGACTTGTAGCTGCGGCCCGTTCTGATCTCGGTCACAACGCTGAAATTGATGCCAAGCTCGCGGGCAATGCTTTTGCTGGTGCCTTCCATGTTCCTGATTTTTTCAATCAACTCAGGAGAGTGAGGAGATCTTGCGCGTGCGGCCAATGCCAGTTTGTAATTTCTGGCCGGGTTTTGCTGATACTTTGTGCGTGCAGTAGTGAATTGCTGGAGCTGTTTGCGGGTCATCATTTGAATGTGTGCAGGCTCAACACAGTGCGGGTTTCCGCATTTGTTGCTGGCAAGAAGTCCATCAACTTTGAGTCCCAAATGATTGATTGCGATCCATCGACGAACCGGGATAAGTGCTCTTTTGTTTGGCACTCGCATATATGGCACATCGCTGCCTTTGCCACCATCCCAGATAAGGCAATCGCCGTCTTCGTGGCTTTTTGCTCTGATGAATTCCATTGTGATTGGCTCACCGGGTTTTCGTATGACTTTCATTGGTTTGTGTGTTGTGGTTAATGAGGATTTTATTATATCGTAATTTTATGGGATGGGCACATCATCCGGCCACAATCCTAACTTCGTCAGTTTTTCTATGGTCTTGATGTGTGCGGGCTGCCACATGGCCTGGCGCTCAGCTTTTGTCATAGATGCGCCTTGATCGAGCGATGCGTGGCATTGGAAGCAAAGCGATGCGATCAGGTTGTCATCCGCCTTGATGCCCCGGCCCTTGCCGCCGCCGTGATTTGTATGCGCGGCCACAACCGTGCCATCGTCAGCGCCACAATGCTGACAGGGTATCTCGCGGGCGTTGCGCAGAAGCGTTTTGCTTCTGACGTAGTCGTGCTTTGGGAATCTCATGCCATGCTCAAGATCTGGTCGACAACGGCGTCCAGTTGCTCGCGGTTTTCGTACGTGGTCAACACTCGCGCAAGCAGGACGTTTATCACGGCGGAATAGAGTTTTTCAAACTCGGGTTCTTCCATGCGGCCAAAGCTGATCGACTTAGCTTTGAGCGTCATCGTGCCATCAAGGGTGAAGGCTTGCTCGTAGAAGCCCGCAAGGATGGTCACATCGGATCTGAACTGGTCAAAGTCCTTGGCGATGTCCATGCCTTTGAATTTGGTTGCAGGCGTCCAGGCTTCAAAGCCTAGGTTAATCAAGGCAAAGAACTTGCGATGAAACTTTAGGTTGCGCGGGAAAGTGGCCTCAATCGTGACGATCTGGCCTGGCTCGGATTGAAACATCCGCGCCCAGAGTTTTTTCCATGCGCTTGCGTCTTCGTCGGTGCGGCCAGCGAAGCATTTGAAAAGAAGGGCGCGAGCGCCCTCCAGTTCTGCGGGGATGGCCTGACCGGTGCGTTGGATGGTGAATTTAGCCATTCAATTTGGTTTTCAGTTCGTAGCCCATCAAAGGCCAGATTTTTTGGACGGCGTTCTGGCGGGCCACCTTGCGTCCAATTTCCGCATCGAAGTTCTCGGGGCTGGCACAGGCCGACTCGCCCGTAACGGTGAAGCCGTTTTGCAGGACAAGGACGCAAAAGGTCAGCAGATCAAGTTCTTTCGGCGTGGCCTGCCATTCAGGACCGCGTGTTTCGCCGACAAGCGCCTGTGATGCCGTGAAGTAGTGTTCGCTGGTGATGTTCGCCTCGATGTCATCAGGCGTGATGCGCGGGGCGGTTTTGCCCTTGGCGATGATTTCTTGCTCAATGGTTTGGTCGTTCATGCTTTTCTCCTTGGTTAAAAAATGGTGGGCCTACTCGCTGCGTCTGTGTTGCATCCCCCAAGAACCCTCAGAGGCACAGCATCCGCTTTCAGCCCGTAATCGTCAAAATGGGATGTCGTCGTCCATGTCATCAAAGCCACTTGATGCGGGTGCAGGCGCTGGCCGTGCAGCTGGTCGCTCTTGTCGTGCAGGCGCTTGGCCTTGCTCGCGTTGTCCTGCGATCAATTCAATCTCCAGCACGGTCGCGGCTAGTTTGTGGCCTTGGCCGTTTTTGCCTTCGTAGGTCTGGATGTGCGGATCGCTCAGGACGGCGTAAATCTGCGAGCCTTTGAGCAGGTAGGGCGCGAGCGATTCGGCGCGCTTGCCCCAAATGGATGCGTCGATCCATTGCGATGGGCGCTTGTTGTCGTCGCCTTTTTTGCCGTAGTTGAACGCCAGCGACAGTTGAGCGACAACATCGCCTCGCGGTGTGTGACGGACTTCAGCGTCCCGACCAATGCGAAAAACTCCAGTGATTTGAGCCATGTTTTGCCTTTCAGTATGAACTCAGCGCGTCGTGCGCCGTTTGAATTGACTTGGCGGCTTTTGCCAAGTCCTGCTTGACCTCGCCAGCGATGGCTTTGGCCTTGATCTTCTTTTGCTGGATAGCGCCCAGCTTGGCGGTCGCGGCCACGCCATCATCTGTGTCTGCGTCGATGTGGATTCCGCAAACGTAGCGGGCCACCACCAGGATGCGCACGGGCTTAGGGATAGCCGTTTTGCTTTCGTAGCCCGAGGATGCGGACTGCTTTACGCCAATCGGCCCCCAAAATTCAGCCTGCCCAAGGCCAAGCGACTTGCGCAGCACCTTGACGGATTCGTTTGTGATCTCTTGCTCTGTCATGAATTACCCTTTGCTATCTTGATTTGGATAATTGTAATCTGTTTTTTTATGTTTCGATGAAAATTATTTTGCCGCAACACGTAAAAATTAGCTTATAATAATTTCCATGGCACAGTCGCCATGCAAACTGAAAGTCAGACTATGCAACCGACGCAAAAAATTGCATCTGCTCTTGTCAAAGCCCAAAAGTCTTTTGGCCCAGCACTCAAGACAAAAACCAACGCGGCGTTTAGTCGCAATGGGAATGGCGGTCAATATGCAGACCTGGCATCCTGTATTGATGCCGTCATGAGCGCCCTCAATGAAAACGGCATCATGCTCATGCAGCCAACCCACGAATGCGAGGCTGGCGTAATTGTTGAAACGCTGTTCATCCACGAATCTGGTGAAACGCTTAGTTCTGGCAAGCTCCATGTTCCAGCGACCAAGCACGACGCGCAGGGATATGGATCAGCAATGACCTATGCCCGCCGCTATTCGCTCATGTCTGCCTGCGGCATTGCCCCTGAGGATGACGATGGCAATGCGGCCAGCGGCAAGCCGGTAGCCAAAAAGCAAGAGAAAGCGCCGGTCATCAGCGAGGAGCAGGTCGCCACCATTGAGGCATTGATTGAAGAAGTCAACGCAGACAAAAAAGAATTGCTCGCATGGGTTGAACGCAACGCAAACACCGAAGTCAAGAAATTGGATCAGATCCCAGTCATGGCTTACACACACGTTATCAAAGCACTTGAAGGGAAACGCAAATGAGCTTGCCAGCACTTTACACATTGCGCCAGGAATACATTGAGCTAATGACCAAATTGGCCGACATGGACTTGGACGCGCAGACAATCGCAGACACCATTGAATCGACCGGAATAGCTGAGTCGTTCAACGAGAAGGCGCAAAACATTGTGCTGATGTCTCGCCAGTTTGAGGCGCATTGCGATGCGATTGATGGAGAAATTAAGCGCCTGCAAGAGTTGAAAAAGCAGCGCCAAAACGCATCCGACAAGCTGCAAGACTACCTGTTGCAGAATATGTTGGCCGCGCAGATTGATGTAATCGAAAGCCCAATTTGCACGATCAAGATTCGCAAGAATCCCGAATCGGTTGATGTGTTTGAGCAAGGCCTGATTCCTCAAGAATTCATGGACTGGCCTGCAATGCCGCCGCCAAAGCCAAACAAAACGCTCATCAAAACTGCGCTGAAATCAGGCACTGATGTGCCAGGGTGCAAGCTGGTTCGCTCCCATTCTTTGACAATCAAGTAAGCCATGAAACATCAAATCAAACACCGTTACACGGACGCCGTTCTTTTTGAGTGCGAATTGCCAGACAGCACGCCGTCAGGACTTACCACTCGACATGCACTAGAAAAGGCAGTGAGCGCCCGGGCCAACCTCGCCGGGGCCAACCTCACCGGGGCCAACCTCACCGCGGCCAACCTCACCGGGGCCAACCTCCCCGGGGCCAACCTCACCGGGGCCAACCTCACCGTGGCCAACCTCACCGGGGCCAACCTCACCGGGGCCAACCTCGCCGGGGCCAACCTCGCCGGGGCCAACCTCGCCGGTAAAAAACTTATTGGCAATCGCCCAATCTTCATGATTGGCCCAATCGGATCACGTTGTTCTTATTTCACCTCATACATCACGGATGCGGGCATCATGCTTCGTGCTGGGTGTTTCTTTGGGTCAATTGATGAATTCAAGGCAAAGCTCATTAAATAGCATGGCGAAAACGATCACCGCAAAGAATATGAGGCCGCACTCACATTGATTGAGTGCCATCATCAAATCTGGAAATAACCAAGGAAAACCATGTTCAAAAACGCCACCATTTACCGCTACAAAATCGAATCAGCCTTGCCGCCAGACTTTGGCGACTTTCCGTCCTTTGTCCCATGCGGCGACTTGCAGGAAAAGTCTGTCGGCTGGATTGAGCCTCGCGGCCACAACCACGGGCCAATGGTCGAGATCGTCAACGGCGAGCGCATCGTCAAGCTGATGATTGAAACCAAGTCAGTGCCCGGAAAAGTCCTGCGCGACGAGGTGGAAAACCGCATTTATGAAATCGAGCAGGCCCAGGGCCGCAAGCCTGGCAAGAAGGAAATCCGCGAGATCAAAGAGGATGCCCGCCTTGCATTGCTGCCACAAGCCTTCCCAAAGCAAACAGCAGTCTTGGCCTGGCTTCGTGATGATGGCCTGATGATCGTGGACACGGCCAGCAACTCACGCGCCGACGACTTTGTTGGCGCGATCCTTGCAGCCGTTCCGTCGATGCAACTTTACCTGGTGGCGACGCCAACAAGCCCGCAGGGAATGATGACAAATTGGCTGCTGGGCGATCATGACGAGTTGCCGTACGGCTTCAGCATTGGCCGCGATTGCCTGCTGGAATCGATCGGCGACGATTGCGCCAAGGTCAAATTCACGCATCACAATCTGGATTGCGACGAGGTGCGAAACCATGTGCGCGAAGGCAAGTTGCCGACGGCGCTTGGCCTTGAATGGGATGGCCAGGCGGAATTCATGCTGACGGATTCCATGCGGATCAAAAAGATCAACCTGCTTGATGCTGGCGCAGGCGAACACGGCGAAGATGCGTTTGATACGGATGTGGCGATTTTCACGGGCACGTTTGGGCCGCTGGTGGATTCGCTAATTAAGGCGCTCGGGGGTGAGCTAGTGTAAAATTAGTGTGTGGCTACCTTTAGCGGGGGAAAAGCAGATTGAATCACTGCCTGCCACATTCTTCTTGATTCGTACATGAGAGATTCATCATGCAAATTTTCCAAAATTCGGAAAAATCACTGACATTACAAAAACTTTACGAAATGTTTTTTTATTGCCAAGAAACTGGGCTATTTATTAGAAAAATTGGCGTAAAAGGTTCTTCTGCCGGTGCTGTTTCTGGATCGCAAATGTCAAAAGGATATTTGCAAATTGGCGTAAACAAAAGAAAATATCTTGCTCATAGACTTGCTTGGTTTTATGTTTATAAAGTTTGGCCGGATGGCCAGATAGATCACATTAATGGAATAAAAACTGACAATCGAATTGAAAATCTTCGATGCGTTACAAACAAGCAAAACCACGAAAACTCAGGGATAAAATCATCAAATAGCAGCGGATTTCGTGGTGTGTCTTTCTACAAAAGAGATGGCACATGGACTGCTCAATTAACTCACAATTACAAAAATATATATCTTGGAAGATTTGCGACAAAAGAGCAGGCAGCCCAAGCCGCACAAGAAGGTCGCGCAAAATTTTTTACACATTCATCAAGGCAAAAATGAAAACTAATTTTCAAAGAACAAAAAAATGGCTAGAGACTTGCGGAAAAAAACAAAGTCAAGAAAACTTATCTACACAGATAGGCGTTCATATTGAGGAATTTTGCGAGCTTCTTGAATGTTTGCGAACTGATAGCGAAGGATATGCAAAACTTTTAGATAGAACAAGACTTGATTTGACTTGGTTTGCCTCAAAGCTCAAGCGCGGCGAGCAATCGGTTTACATCCCTGTCCATCTGCGCGTGGATGCCCTGGATGCGCTTTGTGATGGCGAGGTTACAGGCAACGGCGTGGCGTATCTGGCGGGATTTGACAAGGATGCCGCCGATCAAGCCGTGCTGGACTCCAACGATTCAAAGCTCGAGGATGGCGTGGCCGTGATTCTTGAGGGTGGCAAAATCGGCAAAGGTAAAGATTTCAAGCCGCCGAACCTGCGTGGCTTTGTTTAGGCAAATGGGCGCACGCCATTGCGGTCAATGATCAACGCTTGCCTTCGGGCAGGCGTGTCGATTGTGTTGGGCACGCTGACATGGACCCACGCATCGTACTCTCGAATGACCTGATGAAAAGCGATGCCGCTGGCAATGATCTTGCGGCAAACTTGGTCTGGCGTCATGCCAGGCACACGGATGTCTGCCGCGCAGCCAATCCGGTGCTGGCTGGTGTCTTTGCTTCCCACTGCATCGTTCACGCGCTTTGACCTGAATGCGCTGTTCACCAGAACGGGCTTGCCAAGCAATGCGCGCACTTGCTCCAATAGGTCGGCAAGGCGTTTGAGGTTTGCAAGCTCTGACGGGCCTGGCGTGTTGTCCCAGCCATGCCGCGCAGCCGTCTCGCTGGCCGCCAATTCGGCAAGCGTGAAGTTTGGCGTGATATGCGTCATTTATCAGGCGCTGCAACGCCAATCGCACCAGCCAAGCCAAGGCCGATGGTGATGATTGCATTAGCCATCTCAGGAGCCACAGGAACGCCAATGGCAGTCAGGATAAGGAACAAACCGCGCCAGCTTGATGGCTCTTTAGCGCGTGCAATGAGGTAATCTTTCATGTCGTTCTCCTATTTGTCAGCCTTGCCGTCCAGCTTGTCAAAAATCTTTCCCAGCATGTCTTTGACCTCGCGCATGTCCTCGCGGAAATCATCGCGGGTCACGTAGGTTTTGGGCAGTTCCTCGCGCAGTTTTGCAAGGTCTGTCTTGAGGTCTTTGACCGCAGTCCAAAGCTCTCTGGCAAACCAGCCAATGGTTGCTGAGGCGATGCCCAAAACGTAGTTGATAAGCGTTTGAGGTTCCATCATTCACCTGCGATTGGGTAGCGTGCTTTGATCTCTGCGATTTTGTCCAGCCATTGCTGCTGGGTGGCTTCGCCTCGTTGCCATTTGAAATAGAGCGGGTCTGATTCGGCTGTGTATGCAGCGCGGCGCAACTCTGCCGCCTGCTCTGGCGTGTATTGAATCGGCGTGCCGCCCTCAATCTCGCATGGCGGCGCGATGGGGCCGTATTCGCCCGCAATGATGGCTTGATACTCGTTGCCGGAATCAAGGTAAACAACGGCCTCTGCTGTGTCGTAGCAAATGCCAATGTGATCGGGGTTTGCCCAGCGAAGATTGTTCATGGATTTACTGCGTCCAATTCTGAGATGTAAAGGGGCCTTGCAGTGTATCCATTTGATGCTGCGCCAGAGTCATTCCTAAATTGAGTGATATACCCTGAAAATTGAGCTCGTATGCGCCATTCAAAAACATCACCAGGAGCACATGAAACATCGTTTGTTCTTTGAACAAAAGCAGATGAGGCACTTGTATACTCTTGAACCAAAATATTATTTTTATATAAAGCCAAGTATCCCAAAACTGAGTTTCCACTTGGCTCATCAAGGGCCAATGTATGGCTTGCTTTTAGCCTAATTGAGCCGGTGTATAGCGCAATCGTATACCGATACGCAACAATATAACTTCCACTTGATGTGCTTGTTAAAAGTGAAGCAGGATTTGATCCATTCACGATGCTGTACGTATTTGCCGCAGAAACTGTCAAAACCGGCATATCTTGAAGTCGCTTTGCGGCTTTTCCAACGACGCGAGGGGCGGTTGCATCACCTTCAATAATTGCCAGCGGGTTATCGCGCAGAGCGAGGCCATTAATTGACCTGATCGGCTTGCCGGGCTCAAGGCTTGAGTTTGGGATTGTTGTGAATGTCGTCATTTGTTCCTCATTGCCATTCATAGCCAGCTTGGCCGGAAATCAGGCCATCGGCATCTGACCACCATGCGCCGGTGGCTTTTTGTTCGTCGGTCGCCAATGAAAAGATGGGCGCGTCAGCCGCCATCCAATAGGCGTATTTTGCCGTGAAGTCGTAGTTCTGCAAAACGTACCTAACCACCGCGCCGGGTTGCACCTCTTGGGCGCTTATGACCTGATAGCGCCGTGACAGCGGCAGGCCTTCGGTGTTGGTCTGAAGGCGCGAGCTAACGTCAACCACATCGGCTGTCCACGTGTTGCGGTCTTTGGCATCAACGGAGATGGTCAGGTAAAGCGGGTCATCGCGGTAACGGGCCAGCAGGCGTGTCGTGATGGCGATGACGATTGCGTCAGTCCTGACCCAGCGGGAATAGATTTTCTTGACCGCGCTCTCGCCATATTCGCGGTCCGTCTCGGATGCTGCGTCGACTCGGATTCTGACCTTGCGGTAGTTGTCCTCCTCGTTGACCTTTTTGGACAGGTCGGCGGGCTCGTAGTAATACCAAAGCTGGGACACGCGTTCATTGGGCGCGGTCTTGATGGTCTGCGATCCGGCAAGGATGTTGGCGTCCTCGGAAAACTGCACGGGCACCTCGGTCGGCGGGCGTACGGCGCGGAGGAGGATTTTTTGCTGGCGCTCGTCCCACCAGATAAAGAATTGGGCATCACGGCAAAGCTCGGCCAGCAGGGTATTGAGGCCGGTAGGCTCGCTGATAAGCGCGGACACAATGAAGCCGTCCAGCCATTGCGCAGCCTCAGCCGCCCATTGCGTTGCGTCAATGTAGCCTGCTGCTGATGGCGCGTAATTGTCGATCAGACTTTTGGCGACTTCCCAAGCGTTTTGGTTTGTGTAGCGAATGCAGGTCTGAACCCGCGTCTCGGCTTTGTGCTCTTTGGCCGCGCTGCCATCGGTCGCCCGGGTGATGCCGGTGAATGTGATGATCCCGCTTGTGATCGTGCGGCCCGTGTAGGTCATCAACTCAGCCTCAATCCTGAGCGTGCCGGTGGCTGGGTAATCAGCCAAAACAGCACCCGTGACGGTGATCGTCGTTTGGCTGTTGGTGATGTCGGCATTGAGCGAGCCTTTGGACTGAATGGGCGCTTGGCTTGTCTTGTCGTCCAGCAAGCGCAAAGGATCAACCGCTTTGATCGTGACCATGCCATTTGAGTTTGGCCCGTCGATCGCCTCAATCAAATACTCACGCGTCACCATGTCTACTGGGTTTTGTCCGATGTAGCCATCGCGGATGCGCAGGGCGCGGCCTTTGGCGATTGGCCATCGAGCCTTTAGTTTTGTCCAGAACGTTCCTGCGTTGAATGGGTTTGTTGCCCGCTGTGCCACGTAGGGGTCGGTCAGCGCGTCTGAGTATGGATGGTCATCAAGCGTGACCGTGGCCTGGGCGCGTTTGCCAAGCGGCCCAGAAGATGCGTCAACATCTCCCACGTTGAGCTCGGTCGGGCTTGTCGTGGTTGATCTGACCGATGGAATGGCGTCCAACGACATCGGGATGTTTGCGCTTGGCTTGGCAAAGCGCATAACCTGGGTGACCGGATCGAAAACTGATGTAATTTGGCAGGTGTGCCAAGTGTTGTAGCAAGGCGATCCGGTGGCTGTGCAAAGGCCAACGCCATAAACCCTTGAGCAGATGTCGCGGTCAATCTCGACCAGGGTTATTGGCTCACGCATTGGCAATCCCCGTGACGGCAAAGCCAACGCTCATGAGGTCTTTTGGGCCGCTGTTTGTCGGCTTAATGTCGCCGGTTGTCCAGACGAAGCCAAGCTCACCAGGGTAGGCCAATGGCCGCCAGGCGTAGAAAAATGGCGCGGTGCGTGCGGCCTCGACAAATGGGTCGAAGTTGGCGCGATACCAATCTGCTTTCAGGTGCTGATACTCGCAGTTTGTCTTGAGGCCTTTGCGCGTGATTGAACGGCCCAAATACTGACCAGTTTCAGACACGTTTTGCGTTGTGTCTGTCACACGAGAAAGCGTCAGTGGCGAGTGGCCTTGATAGATTTTGCGCTGCATGGCCAAGGCTTGGCCGATGTAAACCACCGCGATGCTTGGGACTGCGCCCGTTACCTGGATGCGCCAATATCTGGCCGTGACCGAGGCGAACAAAAACATGGCAACGCGATCTGTCGGCGCTCCGCTGACTTGCGTTGTCCATGTTGTGTTGTCTGGGCTGCTTTGGATATTGATCGTTGCGCCGTTGAAGTCGCCGACCAGACCAAAGTAATCGCAAGCCACCGCTGCGCCTTGGTCAATCGCCCAGGTCGCTGGAATCGTTGCAGGCTTCCAGTATTCGTAGGTCGTCGGGTAGGTCGCGGCAACTGCCGGGTAGCCGGTGGCGCTGGATGACGCTGTCGGCGTCTTGCCTTCGGTGTAATTCTGATACCCGATGCGCGAATAATTCAGGTCTGGCGTTGGCGTGTAGCCGCTTTGGATGAATATCATGACAAGACCACCTTTGAGCCGTTGCGCTGCGCTTCGATCAATTGGTCAATCAAACCACGCACGCTGTCGCCGGAGAACATATCGCCAGCGCCGATGCCTTGGATTGTAATGACTTGATTGACGCCCTGCGACTGCTGGACGCCCTGCATTGCCGTCTGCCCGGTTGCGGCAGTACTGCCGCTTGGAGCGTAAGCCGTGCCGCCGCCACCGCCGCCAAAGGACTGCGCCCTGATTGCGTTGATTTGCGCGCCAGTTGCCGCCACGGACAATGCAGCCATGGCCGCGCCACCAACTGGGCCACCCCACTTGCTGCCAAATGCGTATGCGTTGACTGCGGACTCGTAGCCCTTGATGACTGCGTTTGCCAGTGATGCCGCTTTGTTGATTTCAAACATCTTGCGGTTTTCGGTGGCTGCTGCGCCGGTCATGCTCATCAATTCAGATGCAACTGTTTTGGCCTGGTCTTTGTAGCTCAGAGCGTTCCATTTTTCCTGATCATCCAATCCCTTTCGGCGAATGTCCAACATCCGCTTCTCGTGGGCCTCTGCCATCTTTTCTTTGACATCCTGGTACTCGGCCAGCATCTCAGGCTCTTTGAGCAAATACTCCTCAAGGATGCGGATTTTTTCCTCGTATTTGAATTGCTCTTGGTCAAGCTCGCTGAGCGTTGCCAGCTTCATGGCCTCGGCATTGCGTGCCAAGAACTGATTGCGCATCTCCTCCTCTCGGGCAATGCGCTGCGCTTGTTCTTCCAGCTTCTTGTCGGCGAAGTCGCCCAGGGGGTCTTTTATTTCCTCGGGCTTAATCTTGGCGATTGATGGCGCTTGAATTGTGGCTTTCGCTGGCTCAGCTGGCTTTTCGGCCAACGAATCCTGGAATGCCTTGTCTGCATCCTTAAATGCCTTTTTTGCAGCCTCAAGTTTTGCTTCCGTCTCGGCAATGTTTTTTTGCAAGACTTCCTGATTGATGAATGGATTGGATGTACGCGCTTGCAGGGCTTTCAGGTCGTTGTTCAGCTTGATGACGTCACCAGCAAGACCGGCCACGCTTGCACGCTCAACCCCGCGATCAAGCGCAGCGAAAAGCTGATTCAAGTTGACCAGCAATGGTGTTGCAATGGCTTTGGCAGCTGCGCTTGCGCGTGCAGCCATGCGATCCAGGTGATCGTTGAATTCGGCCGCTGCTTTGGCTGTGTTTGTGCTCAGCGTGTTGCCAAGGCGATCCGATTCATTTGCAAGGGCTTTGATGGATGCGCTACCGCCATTTAGCATTGGGATCAGTTCAGCGCCAGACCTGCCAAGCAACTGAACCGCGATAGCCGTCTTGTTTGCTCCGTCCTTGTAGCCTGCAAATGCGTCAGCGACATCATTCAATACCTCAAGCTGGGAGCGCATTGATCCATCGGCATTTTCGATGTCAATGCCAAGCGCCTTAAATGCTGCGGCTGATTCGTTGGCTGGGTCTTTGCTGTTCGCCATGTTCAGCGACAGCTTTTGCAGTGATGCGGTCAGCGTCTCATTGGATGCACCAGACATCTTTGCAGCCCATTGCAGACGGGTCAGGTCTTCAACGCTTACTCCAATGCGCTGGCTCAATTCGTCCAGCTTGTCGGCGCTGTCGGCCAGGCCTCTGGCCATGTTGAATGCAAAAGCAGCGCCAGCAGCAATGGCAAGCGGTGCAATCGTCTTCAGATCTGATGCAAGCGTGTCAAGCCTGCTGCTGAAATCTCCAACTGACTTTTCTGCTGATTTCAGACCTGCATCAAGATCAGAGCTGTCAGCTGTGATTTGTACTGCCAGTTTGCCAATAGTCGCCATTTATTCCTCCAACATATCGAATAGCTCGGCGCAGTCGGCATCTGTCAAACCACCGGCAAAATCAAGCTCCTTATCCCTTGGGCGCTTGGCTTCGTACACTAGCCACCATTCGGCTGGCGACATTTGCCAGAACTCGGATGGCGACAGACCCCATCCGATGGCTGCGACATAGAAGCCGCCCCAATTCACATCAACTAGCTCGCCGCCGGTTGACTTTCTTTTTTTTTCGGCTCGGGAAAGATGGCGACCAGGATCGAGTCGCGCATTGCCAGCAGGGATTGCACATCACCCACCATCAACTCGCGGTAAATCTCATCGTCTTCCACCCGCGCACCAGCAGCCCGCAAAAACTCACCGACCACAAATGCCAAATGAGACAGCGGAGGCGCATCGGTTGACAAGCCACGGACAAGACCGGCAAGGCTTACGCGCTGCTCGATCTTGTTCAAAATCAGCATGGTCGGCTTGACCGTATAGGTCTTGCCTTCCCATGCCAACTCAACATCTCGAAATATGGCGCTCATTAGACGGCAGGCGTGAATGTGAACGTGCCAGACGATTGCAGCGAGCAACTGAATGTGCCTGCCTCGTTGTAGGCCGCACCAGATTCAAACGATGTAACCACGAAATCACCGGCAATGGTGCCGATGCTTGGGAACAGGATGGAGAAGGCATCCAGGATGTCCGATGCGCTCATGGCGACAGTCAGCATTGTGGCGTCTTTAAACACGCCCTCAACGGTCAAGTCGAGCGTCTTATTGCCTGGCTCGGCAAGCATGGTGCGGAAACCATTGTCATCATCGGATGTGATGTCAACGACTTCGTTGCCCAATGTCATTGAGCGAGTGCGCACGGCGGCAACAGTAGTTGTGCCTTTTTTGAAAAGTGCCTTGCGGCCAACAAATGCTGTCATGATTAAACCCCTTGTTCGGCCACCAGATAATGGCCTGATTCAGATTGCAGATAAACCCCTGTTTCGGTCTCAAGATACTGCTCTGCGTATCCATCCTCCTCAACGATCAAACGAAACCGGATCACTCCGTGCCTCGTTAGCCCGTCAGGGTCAAGGAATGATTCCTCGAACTCTGCGTGGCATTCTATCAACTGACCCCCAGTGATGGTCAAGTTTGCGCGGTTCAGTGTGTGGTACACCGACCGCATGATCTCTTTCACTTCCTTGCGGCCACGATACTGCGACCAGACATGGATTGTGCAAATTGTCTCTGACCCCACCGAGTCGTCGGTGTCGAATGGCGTGCTGCGGTCATCCCCAACAACGATGTAAGGGTATGTCGTGGCCTGCGGCACTTCGTCATAGGTCGGATAGCCAATGGCCGCGACTGCCTCGTAAATGGCTGTCTGGATTTCTTCTTGCATCATGGCCGGATCCCCTTCGATGCCTCGTCGGACAACTTCAGCAGGCGCTGCTCAAATTTTGATCGCTCGGATTCAAGGGCAGGCTCCAAGAATGGGCGCGGCTCCATGTTGACAGTGCCGAACTCAAGCGGCGCGGCGTATTGCACATCAGCAGATACTTCAGCCGTCAGGCCGGTGATGTCGGCCACAATGGACGAGGCCAGCCGCCCTGTGTCGGTCGCAGGCGCTTGGCCTGGCGCTGACGCTCGGTGGTTTCTTTTTGGGGCGTACTTGCGGTATTGCTTGCCAGTCTTTGGGCCACCTTGGATGGCGCGGATCGCGTGCGTGCGCACATTTTGCGCAGTCGCCATGACAATCTGAGCCAGCGCGGCATCGGCTTGAGCGCCATATTTGCGAATGTTGGCGATCAGGTCTTTGTCGCCGGTCAATACCATCTTCATGTCGCCACCCCTTCCAGGCACTGCAACTCAAGCCACCGATTGCGCATTTCCACGTTGATGATGGCGATGATTTGCATGGGGTTTCCACGCATGACGATGCGGTCGGACGGCAAAAGGCCATCGCGGTATCGAATGAAAATGCGGTGGCTTACGCTGGCTTCGCGTTGCATCCCGGTCAGGGCTTCGCGGCCAGACAGCGGGCGAACACCGCCTTTGGTGCTGAACAAGTCAACCCAGTCGAGATCCTGGCCTCCCTTGCCATCGGACTGCGTTTGGCGGCGCTGGAAAACCAACGGCTCGCGCAATCCACCGGCTGAGAGGTCGCAGCACTTCAAATCACCACCTCGACTCGGTATGGGCGCAGCAATGTGGCAGCGCCTGATTTCTTCACGGCATCTTCGCCATCGCATTGGCTCCGGTGCTCGTACATGAATGCGGCGATCATCATGATGGCCGTCTTGATGGATGATGGCACAGAGGCCATGCCAGCGGTGTAGGCCACCTCCACCTCGGTCATGCGATCCCAGGCGGTCAGCGTGATTTTGGCGGGCCTGCGGCTGGCCTCCAGCACGTAATCCAGCGCCTCGCCATCGGCGGTGACGGATTCCACGGAGATCAGCGCGGTGTAGGGGATCTCAAACGTGCTTTGGTGTGGCGTGTAGGGCGACAACTGCGCCTCGTAGCCGCTTTGGGCATGGATGGTGCCCAGCCACTCGCGCTCGATCAGGTCTTGATTGATCCATCGCACGGTCACATCGGTGGCGGCGACAAGCATCCCGTCCAACAAAGGGTCGGTCGCGTCAACGCCCAGGAAAGCGGCCAAGTCAGCCGCTGTGACGGGCGATACGGTATCAGTCTGCGGCGTTGCTTGCATCGGCTTTGCGTGGTCGGCCACGGCGTTTTGTTTCGTCAGGGCCGTCGATCTTGGTGATCTCGGGGCCGGAAACTTTCTCGACTTTCGGCTCAATGACTTCGGTCACGGTCTGTGCATCGCCTGCAATGCTGGAAACGATGCGCGTGACGGTCACGGGTTTTTCGTAATCAATGACGTTATGAACTGCAAGCTGACGGGCATCGTTGTCGTCGATGTCGATCATTTGGCCTTCAAGACCAAGATGGCAGTTCATGTTCAATTTGTAGATCGTCATGGGTAAACTTTCAGAAAATGGGGCAGGCCATCAAGACCCGCCCCATGGCTTCAATTAAGAAGAGGCAACGGTGAACTTGCCCTTGGTGAAGGCTTTTGGCAATTCGATGCCGAAGCCATAACGCTCTTCAGCCAAGATTGCCACGCCGTTCTTCACGAAGTAATCGCTGTGCGATTCGCTGACACGGATGTCCATCTGCTCGCGGTCATAGATGGTTGCGCCCATTGTCCAGTCGCCCAGCAAGAAGTCGCCAGCGGTCATTGCGTTGGACACAATGACTGGCACGCGCCACAGACGCTGCTCACCGCCGTTGGGCACGCTCACCCAGATGTAGTGGCCATCGCTGCCTTTGGCGGTTTCCAGGGTCTGCCAATCCACAGGGTTCACCACCAGGCCGTTGATGTTGTAGTACTCAAAGGTCTGGCACTTGGTGATAGCGCCACGGATGTGGTTCAGCATTGCGCCAGGCAAGTCGGCAGCGGATGTGCCAGCGGCGATTTGGCCTTGGTTAGAAACGCCAGAGTCAACCATCAAGCCAGTCAGGGACTGGTTTGTGCCAGCGCCGTACAACAACTGGGTGTCGCTCAGGAGGTTCAAGCCGTACATCAGCTTGGTGTCAACCAGACGCTGGAGCATTGGGGCATCAGACAAAACCTGACGGCTTGCAGCGATCCAATGGGCCATTGTGCGAATTGGCACAGTGATCAATTCATAGGTCAGATCCGACTCGGCTTTTGTCTGCCACTGACCTGCACCGTTGGCGGTGTTTGGTGTGGAAGGCTGTTGAGGCGCTGCATTGTTGGTGAACACGTTTTGGCGCATCACTTCAACAGCATTGCTGGATGTTGGAATGCTGGTCAACAGATCGCGCACAAAAGTGCGGCGCTCTGCGGCCATCACCACATCTGGGCGGCGCTGAGGCTGAATCAAAGCGCCAGCAGATGCTGCCAAACCAGACAAAGCTTTGTTCACGCGAACGGAATCAGTGCCATTGGATCGAGCATTTTTATACTCTTGCGACTCAACGAATTGAGCGCCAATCGACTTGGATTCAGCAGCGCCGTCAAATTGACGCTTGGCTGCTTTTTCCATCTCAATGACGCGGGCATCGATGCGATCCATGTCGCATTTGATGGTGTCCAAGCGCTCGGTGGCGGCGGTCAGTGCTTTGCGGGTGGCTTCAGTAGCCTCGCCGTATTGCTTGATTTCGCTGTCGCGCTTGGCAACGGCGGTCGTGATCTCGGACTTGACGGTGTCCAAGTGACCTTTCAATTCGGAAATATCCATGATTTTCTCCAGTTTAGATTCGGGCCAGATCGCCCAGTGCAGAGTCGATCAAGCTCTTAACCTGATCGACAGACAATGGCGGCTGTCCCTTGGAATGAGTGCCTTGATGCGGCTCACCCTTCAACAGTGCCGTAATGCTGAACAACTCGTCCAGCAATTCTTTTTTGGCCTTTGCGTTCAGGTCGTGACCCTCTGCAAATTGCCGCAGTTCTTTGAGCGTTTTGACGCCTGTAATGATGGCTTGATCGTTTGCCGGCCAAGTGACAAGCGAAAACTCAAACAGTTTTCCTTCGTAGATGTGACGGACACCATCACCACCAATGGATGATTTTCCTTGTGGAATCGAAAATCCAACACTCATGCGGTCAATCACGCCATCACGCATCAATTCCATCGCTTCAATGCCTTTTTCGACATTGCTCAGACGGGCTTTGACGTAGAGGCCCTTTGAGTCCTCGCGCATCTCAATAGGTCGGCCAATTGGTTCATCGGCTTCGTGCTGCCAAAGAACCTTAATGCGGTTTGCTGGGAAGCCTTCTTTGATCGACTTTGAAAATGCGCCAAACTCAATGATGTCGTTGTCGCTGTCGATGTTGCCATACGATGCGGCGTAGCCCTCAAACGTGCGCTCGCCCGTATTGATAAGCGTTTCATCGAATTTCAGGCTTTTGAATTCCATATCCAGTCCTCACAGTTGGCAAATTATCGCACTGGTCAATCGTCTGTCAAATAAACCACGGCGCAGCGGCATGAAATTATGTTCCCAGCGCTTCCACCAGGATCACCTGGAAACATCAATTGTTCGCCGCCAACGGTGAATGAATCCTTCATGTCAACCACTTGGCCATCGGCATCGGCATGGTCAAATTCATCGGGCGGGCTTGTGCGGGTGCGTTCATCTTGGGCTGACACCCATTCCTTGCGCATCTTGAGGCCTGTTAGCTCTGCGCCCTGCTGCGCCCCGAAGTTGGCCGCTGTGTGCGTCTCGGTGCGGGCGATGATGTTGGCGCGGGTGGCTGACATCGGCGCGGCGTAGTCGCGGATTCGCTTGCCGGTCTCGGGCACGGACAATCCCTCATCCATGGCCCCGCGAATGACGGTGCGGATCTGGTTTTCGGTCGTGCGATCAATTTGCGTCACGCGCCTGGCCACCCATTGCGTAATAAACATCTCCAGCGCATCGTTGAAAATGTCCATCACCCCGGCTTTTGTCACCTCAGCGCCCGAGTGTGACTTGGCCTCTTTGAGCATCCGCTTGCCAAAAAACGTGGCGATTGATCGGTAGTTGCTCACAAAGGCTTGCGCCATTTGCACCTTGCGATCATCCACGGCTTGCGAAATGGCAAGCTCGCCGCGCTTTTCATAGGCATCGGCCACCTGCCTGACGGTCTTTGCAAGCTCAATGCGCAGGCGGTTTTCAAACCTGGCGCTCATGCGCGTCTGAATGGCGTCATCCAAGGCACGCTGGCGCTGTTTGTTAGCCGGGTTGATTGCGGTCATTCTTTGCCGTATGCCATGGCTTTGAGCAACTCAGGCGACAAGCCGGATAGTTGCAAATTAGCATCAGCAGCCGAAGTAAACCCAGCGGGCAGCAATCCGCCCTGCAAATAACCAATGTCGCCGCCCTCGATAGGCTCGACGCCCAGCTTCAGCAATTCGCTGATCGTGTTGAATGGCACGCCCATGTCAAACAGCTTTTTGGCATCGTCCAGCTTCTTGCCGTAGTCCTCTTTGAGCGCGGCCACGCCAGACAGGTCGAAGTCGATAAACCACTCGGGGCCAAACTGTGCGGCCAGTTGTGCGTTCAGTTGCGAGCGGATCATGCGCAGCAAAGGCGTTACGGTGTCGGCCCAGAAAATCTTTCGGGCCGTCTCGATGTTCGCAAGGGTTGCATTTTCCATGATGCCGACCATGACCGGCGGCACACCCATCGCCGAGCAAATTTCCTCCCAGACCTTGCCTCGGCTGTCCACAAAATCCAACTCGACGGCTGATTGGTTGAGCGTCTTAATGTCGCGGGTTGTGAAAAATGGAGCGCGTGCGTTGTTGCTGCTGGCCTGCTTTTCTTTGTGCAACTCGCGCAGGCGGGACATTTGCTCTGCGGTCGTCTCGGGGTCAATGACGATGGCGTAATCGCTAATCCCACGATTGTGCATTGAGTTCAGTTGCCATTGGCTGGCCTCACGGTCAACGTCCACAGCGCGGCCAGCGGATTGGATGGTCGGCATCCCGTAAAGAAAATCATTGGGGTTGACCGTCTTTACGTGCACCATGTCGCTCGACTGAATGTCGCGGGTGATGCCGCCGTATTGGTAGCGGTACAAATCAATCAGGCGGGTCTTGCCGGGCTGGATTTTGATGCCCTGGGGCAGCACGGGCCAAAGCTCAACGGGGGCGTTTTGATTGCCTGCGCGGATGATTGACCAGTAGCTATTGCCCGCCAGGTCGATATGCTGAGACAAAAGCTCGGTCATCTCAGCCCAAGCGAAGTCAGGGTTCGGATTGTTGATCAGCTTTTGCAAAGGTGAATCAGGCGCTACAACCATCGTGCCATCGCGTTGTTTCTTTTTTGCCACCCATGGGATTTGCCCGACCGACTGAGCGCGGCGGTTTACGCAGGCGTAAAAGATGGCCGATGCCTTGAGGCCTTGCTCGATGGCGACTTCGGTGTCCCACTTTTGGAATTGCGGCGCCGTGCGGCTCATGGTCATGAGCAATTCGGGCAGGGTGACGGATTTCACCTCGGTCATTGGAGAGGAGCGAAACCGCTTGAAGAAATCAAATGCCATTTTTGTCCTTATGCCCAGACCCGGCGTGGGTTAGTTGGAATCACTGCGAATGCTTGAAACGCCTCTGGTATCGGGCCTCTCGTGTTCACGTGCCAGCCTTCTTCAGGCGTATAGATGGGATTCTCAGGATCGGTGTTTTCCACGTTGTAGATCACCCCGATCACATCAATGCTGCCCTCGTAGCCCGCCAGCACCTCAATGCTTTGGGCTTCGTCTGCAAACTTCAGGTACAGGTCGCCGTATTCTTCGGTCATGATGTGATTCCTTGTAGTTCAGCGTTAGTCAGTCGGCGGGGGTAGTAGGCGATGCGCTTAAGATGACCGTTAAAATCATTTCCACCACCAATAGAACTATTGAATTGTGCAGAAGTTGCCAATGGAACAGTTCCCGAAGTGTCTGTTGTTCCGGCAACACCAGCAGCAGCGGCATTGAAATCGTTTAACTTGTATGCACCAGCTAGTTTGACGGGGACGTTTGCTGTAACCGCAGAAAATGAGTAACTAGCCTGCGCAGCCCCCCCCGAGACAACAAGGAAACGAGAAAGACCTGAAGTGTTAACACCAAGACCAATTGAGTTATTGCCATCTGTACCGATAGAAAAACAATAGTCGTTTGAAGTCAGTCCCAACCAATCAAAATCTGAGAACAAAGTCCCCTCGGTAGCGTTGTACCACCGAGCAAAGTTATTCCCGATCATCGAGGCACTGTCAGCAGCCCGAGTGACTTGGGAGGCCACGGTTGGGATGTAGCTGGTGGCAAATGCTCCGGCTTCCAGTTGAGCGCCCCATACAGTGATTGACCCGGCATCGGCCAAACTTGAGTTAATAAAACCCACGTTTGTTACGTCTGTTCCAGTAGTGGTTATGGAATACCGTGTCAGAGTAGGCGTTAATGTAATGTTTGCAGTGGCGGTAGAACCCGACGAATTAAAGATAATCAAACGTGCGTTTTTTGCCGTTGTTGAAGACATCCAGGCGCTAAATGTCCAAGTTCCGGTGGTCTGCGGGGCATTTCGGTAAATACAAGACGAAGCGTTTGCAGTAAAGTCAATTCTTGATGCACTTAATGTCCCATCAGCACCGTTCGACGTATTGCCAGTCACAACAGCAGAGTTCAAAGACTGCCAAATATTGGTGGCTGTTATTGCTTGAGAGTATAAAGCCAAGTTCGTCCGCTGCTCCTCGATCAGCAAGCCCTTGGGAGCCAGCGTCACAGGGTCATAGTCAAACCGTGGGCCGTAGTAGGCCGTAGACGTTGGAGCCTCTACAGGGTTGTAGACGTAGGGATCAACAGAGGCAGAGTCGGACAGTTGAGCACCGAAGATGTAGATGCCACTGGTGCCGTCGCCAAGGTAAATTTCTGTACCGTCAGTAGCTTGTAATGTCGGCGTAGCGGAAGAAGTCAACATGAAGATTGCGTTAACAATAGCTGTGCCAGTGGCTGTTAAAGAACAGCGATACCAGCCATTGCCGACACTTTGGATGGTTGGTGTAACCCCTGTCAGAGTGCTCCCACTTCCATTGCTGGTCCGGGACACAACACCTGTTGCCAGATTGAACACCACAGTAACCCAGTTGTTGGCTGCAATGTAGTAGCGAATAGCGAAAGTAGAGCGTTCGGCACTCTTTGCAAACATGGAAACCGTATATGGTCCCGTAGTTGTCAAGCCTTGAAAAACAAAATGTGAAGTAGTAGCAGTGTTCTCCACCAACTTCTGAGCAAACGGTTGACCGTAGATGTCATCAACCTTTGTAGCACTGATAGAGGCATTGCTCTTAGTCCACGCAGCGTTGTCAAAGTGCTCGGTGTAGCCCAGCAGGTTCTTGACCGTGGTGGGGTTGTACGTGGTGGCTGTGGAGCCTAGTTCGAGTTGGGCGCCCCAGACAAATGCGCCTGATGTGCCGTCTCCGGTGTAGGTTGGGCTTTTTTGCAAGCCTGTTGCGTTACTTAAATTTACGCGAATGTTGACAGTTGTGTTTGTATCTGTCGTTCCACTAATTGAACAACGATACCAGCCGTTCCCAACAGAAGTGATTACGGTTTGCCCGCGTGTCCAACCGGTATCAGCGGCGTAATCCCAATACTGATTTGTTGAAACATCAAAGTTTGTGTAAAGACCGAGGCCACCTTGCTCCATTGATAAAACAAAATATCGACCGACTGGTTTGACGTATACGGAATACGTCATTACGGCGCTTGCGGGTTTTGAAATTGTCACAACGCGCAGGCGGTGTTCCGTGTTGCCTGTATCTTCAATCAGCTTGTCGGCAGTTGTTGTTCCGTCAGGCGCAACCGAACTATTTGCCGTGACAGTTGATCCTGTTTTTAACCAAGCAGCATTATCAAACTGCTCCGAGAACGTCAGCAGGTTCATCGGCGCATTGGCAACCAAGCCAGCCGAGTTCGTCAGCGTGGCGTTGGTTGTGCGGCTGAAGGTGACTCGGCGGTCAAGGGTGCGATTTCCAGATGTGAAGTCCAGATTCAGCGCCGAACCACGAAAACCACCGCCGAGGCCAAGAATCGCCTGGGTGAATACGGAAAAGCCGAAGCCAATCATGTCAATCCTTTAAGCCGGTGCAATTACGGTTACAGTGCCGCTTGAGCCTTTGTATTTCAACGCGCCAGCCTCAACGTACATCACGCCGCCGCCCGTTGGTGTGGCTGGTGCGGTTGTGTTGGGCAATGGCAAAACGCTGGAGTTTTCCCAGTACGTGTTCGCATCGTTGCGTTTGAGGATCTGCTTTGCGGCCACGTTGGTCTCAAGCACATCGTGAAGCTCGCCCAACTCGTAGCCGTTTTGGGTGTGAATGTGGATGATGCCGCCGCCAGCAGATCCACCCTTGACCACGTAGCCGATCATCACCAGGTGATTCGGTGCGACTGGCTTTGTCTTGGTAATGCCGCCTGCAACAGTTGACGACAACCAAAGAACATCGCCATCCGCATAGCCCGAGGTGCTGATCCCAGTGACCTCAAGGCCGCTGGTCGCAATGAAGCCCTCAGCGCCGTTGGCAATGTTGGTCAGCGCCACTCCCAAGATGGTCGCGGATGTCTGGTCGCCAGTGCCAATCGCAAGGGCCACGGTCATGCGCGTGCCTTGCGAGCCGGTGACGTACACCACTTGGCCCTTGTTGATTTGCGAGCCGGTCAGGTTGACGACGGTCGTCAGTGGCATGAATTTGCTGGCAGGCGTGCGCACGGACACGCCGCCCTGCACCACCATCACCAACTCATTGCCGGTCAACTCGGCAGCGGCTGACAACTCGCTGACTTTGAGCGTTGGCGCTGTCATGTCAGATCATCGCAACGATGCCGGTGGCGCTCGTTCCGGTGGCGCGGACGATTTTGGCGCGGACTGGGATGATTGCGCCCGAGGTCACGGTCAGCGACACGGCTGCGGTGTCCTCTTGGGCAATGATGGAGATCGTGCCGCCAACGCCAACGTAAAGCGCCTTGGGCACGAAGTCGAGTTCGTTGGTGTCGTGGGGCGTGATAGCGCGAAGGCGCTTGGCGGGCAGTTCGGCGGCATCGCCTCGCTGTGCTTGAGTGTCGATTGCTGGCATTGGATGGCCTCCAGTTGGTCAAGTTTGCGGCATTTTAGGCCGGATTACAAAAATTCCATAACGATGTCGGCTTTGGGTGACCTGATGAGCGGCGCTAGGGAATAGCGAACGGCATCCCAACAATGGTTATGCGCATCGACGATTTCAGGCAGGATATCACCCGATAGCCGGTCAACCTTGTAGCTGTAAAGCCTTGATTCCTTGATTGTCTCCACGCATCGAGGGTGAATGATGATTTCCCCGTACCCCCTCATGTGAGCCACGCCATCCTCAACCGATCCCGGCCACTTCTTGACTCCCTCAATGCGCGGCAGGCCTTTTCTCTTGAGATAGCTGATTGTCTCTGGCCGCGCAGAATCAGCCCGAATAACGTGATTTTCGATGCCTGGAACGTGTTTTTTCAGGAAATCCGCTGTCTCGTCAATCTCAAGCGAAACCCTATAGGCTTCGTATTCAATGTAAAGATTGCCAGCATTGACCCAGCATTTGACCGCCGTTGTCGGGTCTTGAGCGAATCCCCAATCCGCGCCATGATATGGCCCATCCCAATCGGCCCCAGGCGTAAATTCAGCGACTTTGACTTTGCGGGCCAGCACTTGTGAATCACTGTTTTGCAGGTAAGCGCCTTCCCAGATATGCGCGTATGTGGCCGGGTCAAGTGTTGTTTGCTGGTGTTTGCGCAGCTTATCAAGCCCCGGGGGAAACCATGGATTGTCGCCATGGTTCATTTCCACCACCATCGCGCCCTCTGGCTTTGCCTTCCTGAATCGTGAATCAACCGGACTGCCTTCAAGGCGCGGATTCCAGATAACCCACATCTCTGACTTGAGTTGACGAAAAACCGTGGCCTCAAGCGCAAGCCATGATGCCTCTAGCACATCTTCGGCTTCTTCAACAATGGTCAAGTCAATCTTGGCCAACGATTTGATTGACCCTGTGTTGTGCCTTAACCCCCTGAAAATGAATTCAGTCCCATTTTTGCCCTTGAGATAGTCGATGCCAACATCGTAGTTGGCCTCAAGCCACGGGTAAGCAGAGATGGCCGCTTTCAGTTCGGCGTGGAATGATTCTTTGATGCTGGCCTGCAAGTCACGGGCGCAAAGTACCCGGATGGGCTCAGCATAGCCCCAGATTGCGGCCATCAAAGCAAAAGAGAATGACTTTGCAGATCCACGGCCACCACGGGCGCATCGGTATTGCAACTGGCCCCGCTGAGGCTCAAACAGCGGGATTAGCTTTGGCGGTAGTTCAACCGTGGCGGATGTCACTTCTTGGCGACAATCTGAATGACGGATGGTTTCAAGCTGCCATCCGAGTTTGTCAGGTCAACCTTTTGCGCGGCGTTGAATCCGTGCATCGCATTAAGCTCTTTAACGGCTGCAACCTTGGCAGAGGCGTTGCCCTCTTGGTACGCCTCCAAAAGCGCTGCAACGCTCCTCTCGCGCGTCCAAAGGGCCTTTTGAGTGAGTTTCTCGCGCAGTTCTGCGACCCTTCCCTTAATCTCACCATCAGCCATCAACTCCGATGCGCGGGAATAGATTGTCTCAACTTTCATTTTGTCAGCACTGAATGCGGCTCTGTATGCATCCGCCTGCGTCATGCCATCGGCCACGCATTGTGCAAACTTTTCACGCCTTGCTGTAAGACTCATAATTTTTACCTTTTGACCGTTCCCAAATTTGCACCTTACAACTTACGGCCTTCCGGCGCTTGGCCTCTCAGCGCCATGAGTTCTCATGCGGGTGACGCTGGTCTGACATTTGGGCTTTTTAGCAAGTGGTCAACCTCGCTTGAAAGTATTGGAAAGCCCCGCCAATCAAGCCTCTATTTTATTCGTTTTCCGCTGTCGGATGTGGGCAATTTTCAGGCGGAATGACAATACACCAGACCGCCTCAAACTGCCCACGCGCTGCCCGCTTTTGAATCCACCGGTCGATGTAGACGTCCGGCATTTGGATCAGGTTGTTGCGGATGACGTCCTGGCTTGCGCCGAAGTATTCCGCAATGCTTGAAGTCGCCATGCCATCATCGCATTGCCTGAGCAATTTGCGGATTTCTGGCAGTCGTGACGCTCTCATAGCCCCAATTGTCGCAGCGCGGCTTGCAATCCTGCAACACCACCAACACGCTGACCGTCAATCGTGATTTGCGGCATTCCCTTGGCGTCTGGGTACATTCGCTGGAATGCGGACATCAAGGCGGGCTCATCCAGGCTTTCCTCGTTGAATGCCAAACCTCTTTGATTCAGGATTTTTTTGGCTGTCATGCAGCCTGAGCATCCTGATTTTGAATAAAGATGGATTTTCATGCATCCCCCTTGATGCCGTGGGTGGTTTCGATGTCTTTGGCTTGGGTCATGCCTTCTTTGTAGCCCAGCTGCCACGCTTCATAGCACTCGCCCGGTGTGTAAGGATTTTCGATTTCTTCCTTGCGCCGGTAAGCCTGCTGCCCCTTGCCGACACCTTGCTCGTAGGCCGTCGTGATCATCAGCACAGACAGCGGCTTGCGCTGTGCTGGTGGGGCTGTGTAGAGGGGTGTGTGCTTGGCAAACGGAATGCTTGTCTTGTGAAAATCAACGCTACGGCTGGAATACCCCCCGCCGTTATTGACTTCGTGCATCCACGCAACAGGTTCTTGTTGCACTGGCGGAAGTGCATAAAGAGGGCGGACATAGTGCTGTGTTTGATGCTTGCTGAAATCCATACTCCAGTATTTCACTTCGCCTGCAACCGTCCACGCCACAGGCTCCTGCTGCACGGGTGCTGGCTGCGGGGCAACCATCTTTTCAAGACGCATATTCTCAACCTCTTGCTCTTGCATTGCGCGGATTGCTCGCTCAATGAATGTGCCGTCCTCAATCCAGCCTTTGATGGCCTCTTGCGTGGACGGTTTTAATCCAGATAGGTCAGGCTCCTGCTTACGTGGCTCCGTCACTGGTGCTGGCTGCTCAGTACCCGATGATTCCTCGGCCAGTGCTTCGCGGATGGCGGCGATGGCGGGCAATGCTTTCTCCCGAAACTCTTGCAAATCCACGTAATCACCAGTTGCTGTCGGATGGAATTGACGAAAAATGTTTGCCCGAGCCATGTTGTATTGAGTCAAGGTTTCAAACGCATCCAGCGCCAGTTTCATTGCTTCTTTGCTCATGTGTTCTCCTTGACGCCGTGGACTGCCAATACCTGCATCGCGTAATCGGTCAAGTCAGACTTCGAAAATCCAAGGTGTTCGCCATTCCAATACGGACTCGGATGCTTAGGCCACTCATCTTTTGGAAGCGGCTTGCGCTGTGCTGGTGGGGCTGTGTACACGGCACTCCAACCGTAAAGTTTTGCTTCTTCCTCTGTAAATTCGCATAAATGCACAAAGTTGCGTGCTTGAGTCATCCACGCCACAGGTTCCTGCACAGGCTCATAGTCCAGCCCCAACTCTCTGGCGTTCTCTGCCATACGGTCAAGGGCTGAATCTGCAAGGGCTTGCTTGATGGTGGTAGATGTCTTTTCCCAAGAGTCGGCAACATCAATACAACTGCGGTATTCCATTTCTTCGCGCCACAGTTTTATGGCCTCATCCAATGCCGCCAGCGCCAGCTTCAATGCTTCGTCTTTGGTCGGCTGCTTAGGCACACACCCATTCTTCAGGCAGTGCGCGACTGTTTCGCATTGGTCGCAGATCATGTGTTGCTCCTTGCTCGGATGACGTCTCGGTATGCAGCAGCACCTTGCCCCCAGCCTTCTTGATACGCTTCACCCCATGCGCTATTGCCCACCGGGGCCAGCACATCTTCGTGGTCGTGCAAGGCTTCGCAAACCTTGCGCTCGTCATCCCGGACAAGAGCTGCGAAGCGTTCAAGTGATTGACCGGACATCACGTATTCAACGTCACAGTTCTTCCTTTGCTGAGTCCATGCTCCAGCCTCGCGCGCCAAGGTCAATACGTCCTTGCTCATACATGCCTCCAGATTTTTTCGTTGCGGATACGACAAACCGTGCTGACGCTGACGCTGTACTTTTTTGCGATCAAAACACCAGACCCAATCGGCATTTCTGCAAGGTCAGTTTTTATTTTCCTTACAGTTTCTTCATCAAGCACGGATAGCCCATGCTTGCTGCCACGCGGTCTGCTTTCGGGTTTTGTATGCGTTCCGTTTTTGCATCCAGTTGCTTTTGTCCCGTGTAACACCTTGTCTGCTTCGTTTTCTTTGGCGGTTCCGTACACCAAGTTGCCTGATCGGTTGTTTGCTTTGTATCCATCAAGATGGCGAATTTGCAAACCTTTTGGTCTTGGCCCAATAAACACTTCAGCAACAAGCGAGTGAACGGACTTTGATTTGGTTTCACCGTTGATTTGCAAATGAACACGGCAATAGCCTTTGGCGGTAACTTGCTGCGCCATTCTTCTGCCTCGGTAGTTGTACACCTCTCCAATTTCGTCAACCCAATATCCCGGCGCAGATGGAATTGGTTTGGCACGCGCTATTGCAATGATGTCTTGGCTCATGCTGTCACCTCATGCATGGCCCAGCCCAGCTGGAAGTAAGACCAGCGAGTCTGCAACTGGCCCAGGGTGTACTTGCCCGTGGCGCTCATTGTGAAATCAGTGTGGCCTTTGGTGCGCATGATGGCCTCGAATACTCGTTGTGCGTGTGTCATGTTTCACTTTCAAATTTACGGCGGGTTTCTGCGCAGTCGCATTCCCGTCCTTGGTTGCAGTTTTGGTTACAGGCGCTTGGTTCGCGTGACAGATGCAGAATGCACATCAGCAAAACACCAACCCAAAAACCAATGATGAATGCGGCAAATATCAGGCTCATGCGCCAATCCCTCGTGACTTGATTGCCATTGCGTTCATTGCGCCTGGTCGCGTTGGCGTGAATTCCTTGTAAATCAGCGGCTCGTAAACCCGGCCCGTGTTGATCGTCAGCTGGCCGATCCGGCTTAAGCCTTCCTGCGTCAGCTTGTATTTGCGCAGTTCGCCTGCCTTTTTAGGCAAGCCAACGATCAGGTGTTGCTGTTGCAAGTAGTTGGTCAGGCGGTGAAGCCCGGCCATGCCCAGGATGCGCTCCAAGGCCAAATAGTCTTGCGGGCCGTTCAGGTGCAGTGCGTTTAGGACGGCCATGTGTTTGACGCTGCTCATGCTTGCTCTCCGGTTGCTTTGGTGATTGCGGCGCGGGCTACCTTGAACGCACCACGCAGTCCCGCATGATCTACGCAATCCCCGCATGGCGGCGCGATGTGGCACGAGCAATTTGGCTCTGGCGGTTCTTCCGTCATCTCTAAAAATTCCTGCACTGCCTCCAGCAGATCAGGCGCTGCGGCAATTAGGCGGGCGTTGGCTTCTTGGATAGATCGGCGCTCATCGCTTACCGTCTCTGCAATCAATGTTGCGACATCTGAGTAATGAGGTGTGTACGGCGCCCCGTCTGCCTGGCCGACATAGAAACACCAATCTCCATACTGCTCGCTGCGGCTGTATGTCCATGGCCCTGGTGTGTGCTCGCTCATTAGTTGCTCCCGTTGTGGCCGCACTGTGCACATGGGTCTTGGTCGTCACTGCCATTGCGGTGTTTGCACCAGCAGCATGGGATGTTGAAGTCAAACGCCTCGGGCTCGAATTTGTCGTTTGGAACGATAGGGATCATGATAGGTTGGTTCATTTTGTTCCCTCAATTAAACGAAGTGAATTAAGAAACAAAGGCGCAGCCATTACCATCAACATATGACGCCCGTCTTTGTTTTTTTGCTTCAATAGTTCGTCGCCAACAAAAAACCATTGCAGTTCGCCAAAACTGTACGCGCTGGTGTTTGTTTTGTGATCTTCTCGAATTACACGCGCAAGCTCATCAAAAAACTCGGTTTGCTGGCTGGAACTCATTTGCCAAAAAGCCTCAGCCATCATGGCTGGCGTAAGCTGAACTGTTGCTGTTGCGTGAATCATTTTGCACCTCGCACTTGGTCAATGATTGCCTGGATGGCCGTTACTTTTGGATCTTTTATGCCGTGGTAGTGTGCGTACAGTGGCAGCAGATCCAGAACGGCCTGATAGAGGTCTTTGGATGCGGCGATCAGGCGGGCATCGGCTTCGACCGTTTCTGGAAAGTGCCTAAAGGTCGATGCGACCGTCAGGTCGTATTTGTCAACGCCTTGGCGGATTGCGATCCAGCCTGATGTGTCGCGGTTTGATGCGTCGGTTGTCCATTTTCCTGGTGTGAACATGGCTGGCCTCACTTGGAAAGATGGATGAACAGCAGTGCGGCCAAGCCGAGGCCGATGACCACTACAAGCAGCACGCCCATTGCGGCCTCTGCGCGGTTGTTGATTTTGCGAGCCTGTCGCTCGTAGTGCCATTGATGTTTCATGTCTGTCTTTCGGTTAGTGGCTGCAAGATGTTGCCGCCTGTGTGAAATCATAATCCAATAATTTAACGAAATCAATCTTTTTTGGAAATAATTTTTTTCTCGTTCATCCTGGCCACCAAGTCAGCGTCGATCCCAGCAAAAACGCCAGACTTGTCGGCGGCAAGCTCTTTGGCGTAGTCCCAGGCCCAAGATTTCCATGCCGGGTCTTTTGCGATTTGCACCAGGCGGTCGAGTTGCATCTTGTA